AGACCCATTAGGCAGACATATCCTGACACAGGACGGACGCACCAAACTTGGTCTGGGTGAAGGTCGTGAACTTGCGATAGACGAAGAGGGCTTTTCGTTTAACGATGTGAAAGAGTTTGCTGGCGCCACCGCACTGCCAATTCTTGCTGGCACGGGTGCTGCGATTGCCGCATCTGGCGTAGGATTTGTGCCAGGCATGTTGATCGTAGGCGCCGCCACCGCTGGTGGTAAACTGCTTGATGAGGGCATCGAGGCTGCCGAGGGATTGCAAATGCAATCTCCTACAGACATTGTTCGTGATAGTGCCATAGAGGGCGCCTTTGGTATGTTCGGTGAGGGTGTAGGCCGAGGCGTATCAAAACTCTTTGGTCGTATTATCAAAGGCCCTGGGGGTGCGGAGAACGAGGCTTTGCGTGCACAGGCTCGTGAATTAATCGGTAAGGGCTTTCGTCCTACAGTTGCTGGTGCCACGGACGAAGCATTCCGTCCAGTCTTGAACCGCCTTCAAGCAGTTTATGAGGGCGTGTTCCCAAATCAAAAAGCTGCAATGCAGAACCTTGAAGAATCTCTGGCACAGATGCGTGCGTTTGGAATTGCAGATGACACAGCAATCAACAATCTTGACGAGATTGTAAAACGTGACATTGATAACTTTTACTCTACCTCGGATCAAAAGCTGGCTAATGCACAGATGCGTATGGATGAGGCGGTCAGGGGTGAGATTGATCAAATCATGAAAAACTTAAAGGATGGCAAAACCATTCCTAAAAACCTTGATGACATGATCCGTCAGCGTAAAGCCATATTTGATGAGGACGTTGATCGTCTGTACACGATGGTAAATGATAAGTTGCGTAATCAAGCAATTATTCCAACGGCTGGAATAAAAGCAGAATTAGAGAGACTTACAACGGATAGCATCGCAGATATTGGAGCAACACGATTTGCCGCACAGGTTCGTGGTCTTGGTGACTATGCTACAGCACAAGATTTATCTCGTATCCGCACAGGCTTGACTGATGCTTCTCGCAACCCAGCTCTTCTTAACGATGTGAATGTGGGTGCGTTAGGAGCATTGAAGTCTTCTGTTAATAAAGCATTTACAGACGCGGAGATTACGCTTGGTCAAATGTCTACACAAGGTTTAGAGACTGGGGTTGCTCGTGCGGGGGATAAAATCATTAGACCTGATGGTTTCAAAATGGATTTATCAACGGGTGAAGCAAGTGAAGCATTACGGTTATTGAACAGAACAAATGACTTTTACAAAGACAGTATCAGTAGGTTCGATAACATCGTTGTTCAAGATATCATAAAGCAGACTAAGTCTGGTCAGATGAACATGAAATTCATCTTTGACAAGATTATCCAAGAAGACAATCCAGAAGCACTAGATCAACTGTTTAAGGCGATTCGTGGTGCACCAACAGGTAAAGCCTTGGGTGCGGAGACTGGAATCGTGGATATTGCAGAGGGCACACGAATATTAAAGTCTCGCACTATTGGAACTCGCACTGTAGAAGAGGCTTTGGAAGCAGTAAAAGATTTACCTGCTAACAATCGCACTCGTATGATGGTTGAAAAACAGGCTCGTGAGATCGAAGCTGAAGCTGCCGAGCGTGCTACAATTCGCGGCACAGGCGCCGAGCAAGCCGAAGCTGTGCGTCAGGGTCTGTCTAAAATGTATTTACAGGAGCAAATCAGACGCTCCTTGACCGTTGACCCTGCTACAGGAGTTGAAGTCATTGATCCTATCAAACTGGTAGCAAACATCAGACAGAAGGGCACAACCGTAGACAAACTCCTTGGTGATGACCTGAAGAGTGTAAATGATATACTGACGGTTCTGGAACGAGGCAAAGCAAACCTTTCTCCAGGGATTATTCAACAGTTACAAAGCAAACCACTTGGTCAGGCTTTGAAAGATCTACAAGCGGCAGAAGCGCGGCGTGCAGCGGTAGATAGCAACGTTGTTCTCCGCACATTACAGTCAACCACCGATCCTGAAGTAATCGCGCAGACCGTATTTAGGAACCCTGCTTCAATACGAGAGGCGCAGAAGTTTCTTGGCAACAGGGTAACTAACGTCAATGGTCGTGACGTTCCAACTATGGAACTGGTGCGCGATGCCGCCATGGGCAGAGTCCTGAAGCAAATCGGTGCTACGGTGGACGAAGCTGGACAGATTCGTATGACAGATGACTTTGTTGAGTCTTTCAAGTCTGGCAGGCTGGGCAACAAACTACAGTCTGTTCTCCGATCCTATGGTGACGAAACATTAAACACCATGTTCGGTAAGGGTGCCGCCGAAGGGTTGAACGCCATGGCAGAGACTATGGTTCGTGCGTCTAACGCCTCGATTGCTGGCAAAGGTGGTCTTGCTGCACCAAACATTGCACTTGGTCTTGGTGTCGCCAGTTTGATTATGAATCCTCTCGCTACACTACCCACAGCGGCGGCGTTCAAAGTAATGTCGGTTGCACTTCGTAACCCGAAGGTTTTGCGTATGATGATGGCTTCTCGACAGCCTAATAAGGTTAAGGATTTCTTGTCTGGTAAATTCAAGGCCAATGATCCGATTGCACAAGGCTTTCAGGTCATGCATCAATTAGCGGCGGCGGCTACAGTTCAAGGCACACGCATGAGTGTGGAGCAAACAGCAGAAGAAGCACGACCTGTGACAGCGGCGGCTAGACAACAACTTGCTCCTGTAGCCAATCAAGCATTACAAACGGCTCAGACAGCCATAACTCAAGCACCAAACGTACAGCCTGGTGGGGCAGGCACGGCTGGAGGAGTTTCACCAATCTTATTACCTGATCCTGCGACAGCGGCACTAGCGCAGCAGTTAGGAAGGACAACACCATGAACAAAGATAAATTACGCGAAGAGATCGCGGAAGATGAAGGTTGCAAATACGAGATTTACTTGGATCACCTTGGTCTGCCAACGTGTGGCATAGGCCATCTAATTACTGAAACTGATGAGGAACACGGTAAACCTGTCGGTACAGTTGTAGAACAGGATCGTGTGCAAAATCTTTTTGCGTTAGACATGGCAGTGACGATTGACGAATGCAAAGTATTGTATCCTGACTTTGACGACTTGCCGGAAGAAGCACAGCATATCATCTGCAATATGATGTTCAACATGGGTCGGCCTCGACTATCCAAATTCAAAGGCATGAAGGCCGGCGTTGATGCCAGGGACTGGAACAAAGCAGCGGATGAGATGGTTGACTCGCGGTGGTATACGCAGGTTCCTAATCGAGCTAGGCGCTTGGTTGACCGGATGAGAGCGTTAGCCGAAGACTAGACCACACACAAAGCTGGTGCACCAAAGGATGATGAGGATATCTCTTGTCATCCTACCTCTCCCCAATTGTTACCTAATTCCTGATCGACCTTGCTTGGCACCTTTAGTTCCATGCTTGTCTCTATGATCTTTTTGATTCTTGCCGCTTGCTCCTCGGACTCGACATTGAAACAAAGTTCGTCATGCACCGTGAGCAATGGCACCAAACCCTCCTTGTAGCACTCTGCCATAGCAACCTTGGTTTGATCTGCCGCAGATCCCTGTATAAGCCTGTTCAGCGCCTTGTAGGTAAAAGCCCTACGCAATACAGGTCCGTACTCTTTCTCGGCCTCCTCGCGCCTCATAGGCTTGTTATAGCCAAATGTTTTTGGCTCCCACATATCAAACCTGCATAGCCGTCCCGATATCGTCCGTATCTTTCCATGTTTGCTGGCTTGCGTTGACACCAGATCAGCCAGACCCTTCACAAATGGGACTTTGTTATGATAAGTGTTCAAAAGTTCCTTGGCCTCTTGCGTATCAATATCCATCGTATGTGATAGCTTACCCACGCCCATGCCATACATGATGCCTAAGTTGACTGTCTTTGCCTGCTTACGACTGATGTCAGCCATGTCGGCCACCATCTGATGAAAGTCAGCATCGCCTTCATGATACTGTGCCACAACGTCATCAATCATCGGACTACGGAACTTCTTACCTACACTAGCGCACCAATGCACCAAGAGCCTCGGCTCCTGACTTGAATAGTCAAAGCTGCCCCACTTGCATCCTTCGTCTGGCACGAACAGACCACGGATCATGGCCTTAATCTCTGGATCTCGTGCCGGTATCTGCTGAAGGTTTGGATTGCTAGATGAAAATCTACCTGTGACCGTGCCGCCATCGTCAGACCGAAGCTGATGAAACTCGCAGTGTATGCGTCCGTTATGTGCAAACTTCAGGATATTGTCGATGAACGTATTGCTTGCCTTGTCTAGTTCACGCAAGCGCAGAACCTTTGCCGCTACAGGATGTGAACAGGCTTGCAGGAATGCCTTGGTAAAGGATGGCTGACCGTTGTTCTCGGTCTTGTTGTAGTGCAAGCCATAATGATCAAACACGGATGCTACGCTTCTCGCCACCCATGGTTCTATCTTTACGCCTGTCTCATGCTCGATGTCGCGAGTAACGCCCCTCTTTAGTTCTATCAGTTTCTTCTTGGTTATCTCTGCATTGTCGATATCTACTTTTACGCCCTTCTCTCGCATGTCCAGCATGACTGGTATCAAGGATGTCTCTAAGTCAAACACATCCATCAGGCTTTGCTGTTTCAATTCAACCTTGAAATGATTCCACAGTTTCAATGTAAGTTCGGCGTCCTTCTCGGCATATGCACCAACAAACCGTGAGTTGAGCCGCCACATCTCTGACTTAGGATCGAAGCCATAGTCGGATGCCGCAGCGCGTAGCGTCCTTTCATCCTTACGTTCATCAAGATAATCTTTAGCCAGATTATTGAGACTGTAGCTAAACCTGTTCTCGTTCAGCAGTGGCGCTGCTACCATCGTGTCGATGATTGTGCCTTGGATCTTGACTCCTGCCCACCGCAACCAGCCAGCATCATAGGTTGCATTATGCATGATCTTTGGAATGTCTGGCGTGGCAAGCTGTACAGACAGCCACTTCATGACTTTGTTCTGCGGAATGTTGCCGCCGCCTTCATGAGCAATGGGGTAGTATCCAACAAAATCTCCAGCCGCCACTGCTACACCAACGATAAATCCATCACCTCGACACCAGCCTGGACCTAGGGTTGTAAGGTTTGGATCGTTGGTTTCCAGATCTATGGCTATCGAGTTACAGTTGCGTAGGTCAGGAAATACCTCTGGCGGCACCCAGTCCTTCTCAATCGTGTCCAAATCCAACCTGTTTAGGAATGTAATCTGGCTACTTTCCTTTGCCATCAATCTCTCCTCCGAGACTTGCGTACCCTGCTAGATCAACCCACGAATCTGTATGCGTGGGCGTAACGCTTAGTCTAGCAAGTTTCAAGGCTATAAGACACTGATAAACTTGAGAAACTGTGATCTCTTGGTCTAGGATTGCAGACCACAGCTTTGCAACTCGGACATGGTTGTCGTATGCATCACCATAGATCTCGGCTCTTGCACCATTAACCAAGTCTTTTGCTTGATCAAGTAGCTTGTCACGTTTCATATCTTGTACCTATATGGTGACTGTGATTCCACGACATGCAAGTTATGCCGCGCTCGTGTAACGGCGGTGTAAAAAACTCGATGTTCATCATCCTGTTCAGGATTGTTCACCGCCGGCCATGAAGAGTCAGTCAGCAACAGGACGTTGTCGTCCTCACCGCCCTTCATGCGGTGTATGGTGGATAGACTTATACGAGGCTTTGTAAGATCCTCACCACGGCGCCGAACCGCCGCCATGTATCGGATATCTTCGTTGGACATGTTGACCACCACCTCTGGTCTTGTGTCCTGTGATGCAATCAACCCATGCTCTGCAACCAGATTGTCATAGTTGTGTGTGCCCTGCGGATCGACAGCATCAAATGTTTTTGCTGCGGCACGTTTCAATAGTGCCTTGTCCCCCGACTTTGGCATATAAGTGTACATCTTCTTGATCTCACCCACGTTAGCAGTCTGCCCCTTTGACAGTCGCTCCCATACGTTCATGGCCTCAAGCAGTTCAAGCGAGATCACAGACTTACCAAACCGTTCAAACAAGTATCCGTCATCGCGTAAAATACTGTGAATTTTGTTCAAGGCTTTATTGGTTCTAGCCATAATTGTCCACGAACCTTCATCAATATTCACATCATACCAATTCATGTGAAAATCTACGCATCCATCCTCATCCCGTGGACGCCAGTTCTTTTCCTGTCTGTATTGTATCCTGTCCACAATTTCATTGGCTAAATCAAAGACCTCTCTTGGCACACGGTAACTTTGACTTAACACTGTCTTATTGTCACAAGCGTTCATGAAACTATGCAAATCAACACCATTCCAACGGTGGATGCACTGGTCATCATCGCCTGCGTACCAAACCCTTTCGGCTCGTTCCTTTAATATATTTACCTGTTGCCATTGCAGCGGCGTTAAGTCCTGCGCCTCATCCACGATCAACACTTCAAGCGCAGGTCCTGTCGCTTGCTGCACGAACAGTTCAATCATATCTGTAAAATCAAACTTACCAGTGTCGGATTTGTATTCTTTATATATCGCATCCACACGGCGTAGCATCGACCAATGCAGATCATAGTCCCCAAGGTCGTTGTACTCTTCCTCCAAGGACACACAGCGCAGTTTGGCGCGGCTAATCACATTTAGGTAACGGTTGCCCTCTTTCATGGACACAGGTATCAGACCCTCCTCCATAACCTCTGCGGTGCTACGATCAAACTCCATACCTAACGTGTAGCTTAACGTGCGGAGATCGTGAGGCTGTATCGTCTCATGCTTTTCCATGCCCAGCCAATTGAAGCCTATCGAGTGTAGTGTCCTGAACCACGGAACATCCTTTTCGGTAAGCTGGAGCGTTGAACTCACACGCGATCTGGCTTCTTCTATCGACTTACGAGAGAAGGACACAAAGCCAATGCGATCAGGCGGTGTGCCATTGGCTAACTCTTGACGCACGATTTCAATCATGGTGTGTGTCTTACCGCAACCAGGCGGACCAAAGATGAGTGACTCTTCAGCCATCGCTCTTTTCCCTTGGCCTTGTCCTGATCCATTCTTCAATTTCGGTGCGTAACCAACGTGTCGTACTGTTTTTGTCGTTTTCAGGTCCGAGCACGAGAGGTTTTGGGAAATGTCCTGTTCTCACCCATTTGTATATGGTTGTTCTTGCCACTCCCAAGGCTTCTGCCACTTCACCAACCTTGAGATACTCTTCGTTATCAGAAGGGTATGTCATTTTCTTTCTCCTCTGTTGGTAGGTCAGTTTCAGTTGAGTCAAACTCTGGTACAAACCAGACGCGAAGATTTTTCCATTGACCTGTATCTTCGTCCTTTAATTTGTAGATGGTGTTACATTCATTCCCACCGTTTATATCTTTGAGCCGCTGTTGTATCTGTGGACGCTTGAGTTCTCTAAAACCTCTGTTACGCAAGAACTCCATCAATCCCTTTAATGTGAACATCGTTAAGTCTGTCTCCGTCCATGGCTTACCCAACACCATCTCCTGCGGTGACTTTGCCCTGATACGGCTGTTACAGTAGATCTCCAGTAATTCTTCAAATTGCCCTTTGATCGTAAGTTCTTT